CCAGGATGAGGTTATGTTAACCTCAACAGCGTGGCTTCCGCCACGCTGTCCTCCACCACCCAGTAACGCTGGGCGGACCGTCGGGTGAAACTCCCAATTGGGAGCGACACCCGCCTTCGTCGTATAACGGACATGCTTAGGCCTGAGCATGATTGAACCGTTTACGATGGTACCTTGCAGGAAGGCAAGAAGAGCACCAGCCTCATTAAGAGACCTAGCTCTTTTACCCCCAGGCGGACGTATCTCATTCTCCGTAACCTCCATGGATAGTGAGCGCGGAACATATCTCTTGTAGAGATATGAGCCATTCTTACTTCTCCATATTGGCCTCGTAGAAACGAGACGAAGTAACCTTTCGGTTACACGTACACCACAATCCTCATTCTCCCAAAGTGGTACGCAAAAACGCGGAACACCTCGGAGAAGACGAACGATCGTTTTAGGCAGGCATATGCCCGTCCGAAAAGACCATTCGTTGAGACGATTGACTGCTGAGTACCTATCTTGTGGAGTCCGTAGTGTCTTGAGATAGACACCCCGGACATTGATGCCATGAAAAGCATCAACCCCACAAGACTCCTTGAAAGACCCATCTAGATAGGTCTTATCGTGGTTAACCTCAAAACCGAGGAGTGCAAGGAGACGAAGTACCTTACCGCTCACGCGATAAGGGACTATAATATCATCTCCGAACACCCCCCAGTTAGGGTTATCGCTAAAGAATAGGTTAGCCGGTTCCCGAGAGTTATCTCGGCGTTCCAGTTGATCCAATTCCATCGCAGCCACGACGACGCAGCTAAACAAGGCAGTTTCTAAGGGGAACGTAAAACCGTTACCCATAGTACTTACCATGTGAAGCTCAATCTCTTGTCCATTGAACGAAGTAACAGGACACCGAGCTAGTTCCAACCAATCGAGTAAACTCGAAGGAAGGAATTCGCGAAGCATCTTGAGACTAAGTGAGTCACTCGCGGAAGAGAGGTCTATAGTGACCAATCTTTCAGAGCTTGAATGCTCAGCCTGAAGTGAACCCTGGACAGCGAGGCGCCTATTGACGTCAGGTTGCCTACCGAGGTCTATTCCGAATTTACGGAATAGACGTTCCTCGATAATGCGACCAATGCCGAGTTGATAGAACATATTCAACACCGGCTCGACGCAAATAGAACGCGAGATTGTTGCGTCCTTAGGAACGAAGGACAAACGGTTACCTTTAACAACATCTGGCAACCCCTTTGTAGTAGTCCGATTATCATCGGCTTCCTTCCAAATAGGGTATGTGGAGATGTAGCTCCGGTATAACCGGTAGAGACCAATTGAGGTGCAGGACAGTTTCGAATCAAATAACTTCGTGTAGAAGTCGTTTGACTGAGAACCTAGAGACTTACCAGGTCCAAGGGCTGCGGCATCTAAGATGCTCCAGTGGCCTTGAATCAGTGGGTCCCCACCGCCATCGAAAAATCGATGGCAAGCCTGCCGAAAGTGACCGACGAGCAACTCGTCACGAAGATCACTCATACTCAATTGCCAAGTTCTACACCGTTCATTAACGGACAAGAACTTCTCGACTGCCGGCTTTTCGGTGATCTCTGAGTTTACGTTGTCAATGAATTTCTTCAAAAGACTACGCTTCAGAGTCTCCTTTGCCATGATCGAGATCTCATCGACCTTACGGTCGCGAGAGAGGTCTTCTAAAAGGTCAAGGTAAAGAGCACTAGTGTTTATCACCTTCATAGGTCATTCCTTATGCCTTACTCATTCTCGTCCTGACTTAAACGTCAGGATCGTGCATCGCCCATTACTGAGCAGGCGTCACAACAGCCAACATATTCAAAAGCAAGGACACAAAGTCCTTACCCAGAAAAGAGGCTGCGATGAGGCCAAGCACGAGGGCAACAGACCGTGCCGGCGGTTTCGTGAAATGAATCACGGGACACCGGTAATGGTTGTGTCGCCAAGCCCAGCTGCGACCTGCGAAAGGCCGCCGATGTGGCACGAGAGAGCAGCGCGAATGTTCGGGGCATCCGCCGTATCAGCTCCTGCTGGCACTTCCACAATGGTAGTGATCAGCATGTTCTGGGACGGTTGACCCGCGAGCACGGTCACACCCTTACGGGTGACGACTTTGTGAACATTACGCGGCACAGAGGAAACGACGCCCGTCGTGGGGTCCGGTGAACCAAGGATCTTGAGAACCTTGGGACGCCAGTACGTCCACGTAAACGGACTCGCAATCGTATGAGCAACGACACCAGTCTGCGTCCCGCCAAGCGCGGAGACCGCATACTGTTTGCCATTGATATCCGGTGCGACGTCGGTGACCACCGTATAGGTGGGGCTAGTGAAGCCGGTCTGGGGCATCCCAGTAACCGGCGAGGACAGTGCAACTGCCATTTATAAGTACTCCAATTTGTAAAGGTCTAAGACCTTGAAGATGGTAGGAAAATAGATCTACGCACACTGTTTCGTGAAAGGGCTAGTGCGCCAATGTTGGCCCACTTTCTACCAAACCCAGGAATCTCGAACGAAAAGTCCGGGACCGAAGGGATGGAGCCGTCTCTGAACACAGTGCTAACGTAGATCGAGGGATGGCTGCATGAGAAGCTGCTCTCGTAACCGTGCGAAGCTAGATAGCCAGGATAAGTAGTGACCAAGGGAATTTGGCGTTTCGCGACTACACGTCGTTGAACGTAATTCCTTACGGTCCTTACCCTCCAGGTTAAGTTTCGCCTTTGCACGGCCCAAGCGCTGAGTACGTCCCCTATGTTGGAGAAATAATCAGCGAGGAACGAGTATGGAATCAGCTCCCAGGCCGTAGGAACAAGGTCTCTCCAGTCTGTACCGAAGAGACGCATGTTCGCACGAACACTGGTCGCTGGCTCTATACAAACCTCGGCTTTATACCTAGTTGTCGTCTTATGGACGTCAGCATACTGGTATTCGAACTTGTGTGCGTAGTTCTGGGAATTAAATCCTGAATCTAACCAACCTGAAGTAGAGCTTCTGTCCTCAGATCCTCTTCCCTCGACGATGTCATAAATGAAATCGTAGCGGTCGAGTTTCCGATTAAGAGCCTCTCCAGCTTGGTAGATGTCAGAAATTCCCGGGGACCAACCGTACACATGCTCAAGCCAAGTGTCCGACACAATTTGAGCTCTTCGGTTAGCGAGGTTGCCGACTGTGTCCCTTCTGGGACGCCGTCGTTTAGCGCTATTGACACGTTTCTTTACGTGGTCGAGATAGCGATTCAACCCCCTCCGAATGCCTTGTGCCGGGTTCCGTAGCATACGTAATGTCTCTTTAAGTTCTCCTAATGCGACCCCGCCTTGAAAAGCGGTTTGAGCACGTTGGAGATCCTTATAGAACTTCGTAGCAGCAACGTTATCGGAATCACTCCCAAAAGTCCACAGAGCCGGTTTCCCGGGTCTCAGGATATGGCCATTACAGTAGGCACCGTTAAGGCGTGGCTTGTTAGACACGCCATCATAGAAGTTACGGTAAAACTCTATAAATGCAGACCCCTGTCCACCGTTATAAGACACTTTCGAGGCTTCAAACCTCGTAGTGGCTTGTCGGTGTTTACGAATAAGAGTACGATAGTTAGGGACTCGCGTCCCACCCTTCGTTCTAGTAATCGTGACAGGGTACTGCGTCTGGAGTTGTTGGTTATAATCCACACGACTTGTAATCGTGTTATTATATTTAACCCAACGCCGTAGCGTACTACTAGTGTTTTCTGTAAACCATTCTCCCAAGATAAGACCCTCGGTAAGGTAGCTGTCCGAAAAGACAACTACAAAAGGCCCCTAGCGGGACCAGGTGACGGGGCAAAATTACCCCCTAAGGCAGATCCGCCACTCCTAAATCGGAGTTAGCCTCAACTATGTTGCATTGCGCAGCGAGAACATTTCCAAGGTTGACTACATCATAGTAGTCACCTTCTGGTGTTCTCAGAGATGTCGCACACCAGATTCCTGGTAGCCGAAACCAGTAGAAGGCATTTCGCCGACTAATGGTATCACGCATGGTTTCCTTGTAAGGGAGCCAAGCGCTGGGCACCGGACTGCCCAACCATAACGGTTGGAAGTTCGGTACGCCAAGCTTACGTGTGACTTCTCCTTCCGCCCAAAGACGCATCATGACATCAAGCTCAAAAGAGACGAGATGCCCGATACGTACCTTGTCCAAAGAGAGTTTATGCTCTCTGTACAAGGCGGCGCGCGCAATTATTCCCCGAAGGGTTAAAATGGAATTCATAAATAACTCTCCGGAAGAATGGCAACATTGGTCTCTCGACCTAGTTGAGACGAGGCGGATT